TCTCTCGATTAGTCAATTCTTAAGACACACAACCCACCGCAAGGTGGGTTTTTTTATACCCCTGATATTCTTGGATTTTCAGTTCCCTTTAATCTATCAGAAATATAATCTGATGATTCCTCGTAAGTCATAATTTCTTTATGGTCAATTAAAAATCCATCTACGTACTCTGGTTTTAATACTTTAATTCTTCTCTTCTCATCATTAAGTCTAACTTCATATTCATAATTTGAAATTCCTGCTACTACTTCACTTGAAAGAACTTTTACAACTTGCTTTGAGAAATTCAAATATTCAAAACTAAACTCTTTATCAACTCGTAAACCTGCAGGCATTATGACTCTGTTGAATTCATCTAATATTTCTCTTGTTTCATAAATTTCAACTTTTGCTATGTTTGCTTCCGATCCATATTTTTCTAGCATATGCTCATGTAAATCATTATGATTCAATGGCCATTGATCTCTTACATTTATAATATTATTTGATATCAATATAATCCAATCTAATTCCGAATCACCATACAAGTCTTGAGCAACCATATCTGGTCTCATACCCTCTGAGATATTGTAATAATTAAAAGCAGTAATTGCTTGATCTAAATCGGTTCTTAACTTTGCTCTTTTAAATATATTTTTTACTATAATTCTATCTTCAATTTTATTTCTTGAATTTAAAAAAGAAGGATAAGATATATTTGGTAGTTCTTGAAAGTATGCCATTAGTAACCCACCGCATCTATTGGTACTGGGAGAAGATCAGTTCTCTGAGGATCATAGTTAAAGTAATTATCATCATAATCTGTATCAAATATTGGTTCGAGTTCTGAGAATCTAAGTGTGAATGTAATTGCAACTGGTTGACCTTCTTCGTAAGCATTCCACATTCCTTCTGGAGTGTAGTTAACTGCAGCACCAGTGCATGCACAAGTTTTAATTCGGAGAACAGAATCATTACGATCAAATAATTGATTGTAACCACTGCCTTTCTCTCTTGCTGTTTTAAAATGTATATCAAATATATTTGGCGTTCCTAAAAAGAAGGATCCACTTCCAGCTCTTGCTCTACCTCCACGTTTTGTACCTTTTTTTGGTGCCATTCCTTGCTTAAAGAAACGAAGTATATTATTAACTCTGATTGCTTCTTCTCGACTACGTGGACTCATCTTCCAACTAAAAGTAAATTCTCTAAGTGTAGGTGAATTAAAAAGTAAAGCAAGATTGTTGTTTGGAATCATACCTGAACCTCTTGCTAAAATTGATTCTGGTGAAACCTGAAACTGTAAAAAATTAAGAACTGCAGATCCAAGCACTGATCTACCAAGAGTGTTTAAGTTAGAACCTGGAGATCCAATTTGAGACAGAATATCTCCTCCTTCTTGTTTTGCTGCAGTAATACCTCCCCCGATAGTTCCACTAACGGTTTGCAATAATCGATTTAAATTTTGAAGAGGTTTGCCTTTCTCAAAATCATTATTAATAAAATCAGAAATATCTTTAATTGCTGCATTTGTTTGACCTAATACTCCTGAAGAAACAGCAGCAGTAAGAGCATTAAGTTGATCAGGCCCCCATGATACGTTATTTGAGTCTGCTAAACTATTTGGCATTGGTAGTTTAACTAAACCAAGTGCTTTTTCTGTTGGTCTACCTGTAGGAACTCCACCATCAGTTATTTGACTAGGATCATATCCTCCATCAGTTTTTTCTGTGTCTGATCCAAAGAATAAGTTTGCTTGAGGTGCTTTATATGTAAATTGATTTATCTGTATATAATCTTGAGTATTTCCATAGTCAGCATCAATTGGATACTTCAAATTTCTTAAACTTAATGTCTGTAAGATGTTATCAACATGACCAAACTCTGGTAAAACTATCCCTTGTTGGGGAGGAGGATCTTCTCCGTTTGAAGGAGGTTTGACTCCACCGAGTCCTAATAGTGGATTTGGTTTTGCATTTGGATTTGATTTCTTTCTTTTATTATAATCAGCAATCAGTGCTGATTTAAGTTCGTTTTCTACTTGAGTTAAGTAAGCATTTTTCTCATCATCTGAAGAACTTTCCATTTGTTTTGTATAAAAATTTCTTCCTGCAGTTGTAAATTCTTGTTTATCAAAATCATACCAATTTGCAAATACTTCAAAATTATTTTCATTCGCACCACGTGAAGTAAGTTTTGCTTCACCATTAGCATTTGTGAATAATTTGGCCTGTCTATCAAAAGGGCCCGCATTATCATTGTCCTGAAGTTGTGGATATGAGTCTATATTCACTTCATGGTAAGTATTATTATCAGTAGTATTTGTTTCAGACATTTAAATTGAATCCCAAGCCTTTTGCGGTGATACCTTCTGCCCATATTTATTAGAAAAATTCTCAGTTACTAATTGTGCAACACTTGCATACTCTTCGGGGTCAGGTGGAATAATAAAAATGTCTCCGATGTTACTGTAAAAATATCTGTGTAATGTCTTCTTTGGTAAGATAGCACTCGTTTTATTTATGAGACCTTTTGCAACTTCATCACGGTAGTCTGGATTTAGATAGTGAAGATTACCACCAAGTATTTTATCTTCTTGTAAATCCATAACATAAACAAGTGGTCTGCGATCATAGTATGGATATTTTTCTGGAAATTGTGCAGTATATGAAAAGAAACAAAGTTCTCCAACTTCTGGTAAACGAACCTGTGCGACTTCAGAGAGTTCCGAATACAACTCATTCGCAAACCAATCTGGCCCTGTATTAGCAACACCTTGTGCTCTTTCTCTTATTTTTTCTCCGATAGTCATTTGATACCAAGATTATCTTCAGTCATAATTCTAAATTCTAAATTACGATCCGCACAGAATTCCCTTGCTGCTTTCCATTTTGCTTGGTTAACTGCAAATTTTTGAACAGAAGTTGCCCATGACTTTGTTCTTTTCTTTGGATTTACCTCTGGCATCTTTGTTTCTTTCTTTGGTTTAACCTCTACAACCATAGTTCTTTTTTTCCCTTGCTTATCAATATACTTTACAAAGAAGTCTGGAAAATATCTATGAATTCGGTTATCTATTGGAGAGCGATAAGGAATCCAGAACTCTTCTGATTGCCATTCACTTACTGTTTCAGTCAAATCACAATAGTTCATAAACTTTCTTTCCCACAAAGACCTATAAATAATATTTCGGGGATCCCCTTTATACTTTTTCGGGTATCTTGGGTGATATTTTCCTTTATATGACATACATATATTATCAGGATCAATTTAAAAACTATTTAGATGGCAATAAAATCGGAAGACTTGTATCTTAGTATACCAAATGCGAGTCCAATCTTTTCAAAACTTGCGATATCAAGTCAGTTCAAGGTGTCATTGGATCTTGTGCGTAGAAGTTCATCAGGGGATAATTTAGGATTGTTTGATTACTTAACTAATTGTGGTTTATTTGAAGATACAAATTCCACAACTCAAAAGTATGATTTCCTTTGTGCATCTGCATCATTGCCTGGTTCAAACTTTAATATTTCAGAGGAGTTAGGTAGTCGTCAAGGAATGACAGAGAGATTTGCAACAAGAAGAATATATAACGAATTTGATTTAACTTTTTATATTGATGATGACTATAATGCACTACGTATGCTTGAAGAATGGATGAACTATATCAATCCAATTTATAATGAGACTAATGGTAGATATGATGGAAACCAATCAAGTCAGTCAAATGCGTATCAAGAAAGAAATTCATATTCAAGATTTAGATATCCAGATGATTATCGAAGAAAGATAAGAATTACCAAATTTGAAAGAGATTTCTTACAAAATCCAAATGATAAAAATAATACATTTAAAGATATGCCACTATTAACATATCATTTTATTGATTCATTTCCTGTTAATATTAATGCTGTTCCAATGTCTTATGATGGAAGTACATTCTTACAAGTCACAGCCGTGTTTACTTATCTAAGACATACGATTGAGAAACACGGTAACTTACAGCAATCAGTGAAAGAAGCAACATTTAATGAACAGTTAGGTCAGGTTAATCCAATTAAACCAAGAAGGTTTGTAAATGAAGTAGCAACTACTTCAAGTAGTGTTATACCAACTGCACCAGTTGGATATGTAAGTGGTAAACCATATTATGGGCCATATCATGAAATGATGGGTGTGAAGATGGTAGGTGCAGAACATACATCTGAACCACATCCTATAATATATGATACAATAGGAGAAAGTCTACCAGCTGGATCTACAACTGGGCAAACAGTAACAGAGACAAACCCACAGACTGAAACGCAGACCACTGCTGGCGAAGGAACATCTCAGACAACTGAAACCACTGAAACAACTGGAGGTGGAACAACAACTACTGAAACTACGACAACTACGACAACCACTGATTCCTCTGGGTCAACGAGTTCAAGCACCAGTTCCTCAAGTTCAAGTTCTTCAAGTTCTTCCTCCTCTGGTTCAACTTACTATGGTAGCAGTTATTATAATTACTAAAACCCTGCTATATACAATACTGAATAAAATATTATGCCTTTACCAAAAATAGCGACCCCGACTTATGAGTTGGTTTTACCATCCACTGGAAAAACAATAAAGTACAGACCTTTTCTTGTTAAAGAAGAGAAAATATTAATTCTTGCATTAGAGAGTGAAGATCCAAAACAAATTACAAATGCAATTAAAACTACTTTGAAATCTTGTATTAGTACAAGAGGAATTAAGGTAGAAGACTTACCAACATTTGACATTGAATATATTTTCTTGAACATACGTGGTAAATCTGTTGGTGAATCTATAGATGTTTTGGTAACTTGTCCAGATGATGGTGAAACACAAGTTGAACACAAGATCTATATTGATGAAATAAAAATTGAAAAAGATGAAAAGCATAGTCCTGATATTAAGTTAGATCATTCTCTAACTTTGAGAATGAAATATCCTTCACTCAATGAATTTGTTAAGAATAATTTTAATATATCTGATGATAATACACTTCAGGCATCAATGGATATAATTGTATCTTGTATTGATGTGGTTTATAGTGAAGATGAATCTTGGGCCGCTGCTGATTGCACAAAAAAGGAATTAGATGAATGGTTAGGAACTTTAAATACTAGTCAGTTCAAAGAAATCGAATACTTTTTTGAAACCATGCCTAAGTTGACTCATAAAGTAAAGATAATGAATCCGAATACAAAGGTTGAAAGTGAAGTAACGTTGGAGGGTCTGACAAGTTTTTTCGGTTAAGTATGTCTC